CCCCGATTCGCGTTGTGTGTGCTAACACGATGGCTATGGCTCATAGCAATAGCGGATCGCAATTGATTCGGATTCGACACACTCGCTCCAGCCAAAAGAATCTGGAACAAGTGCGGGATATTATGGACAATATCAATGTCCAGTTCGAGGCTACTGCGGAACAGTTTCGATTCCTCGCTAGCAAGAACTTTAATCAGGGTGATATTCGTCGGTATGTTAAGGTAATGCTGGGTATCGAAGGTACGCCCGACGAAGATGTCAAGACTCGCACCAGAAATATCATGGACGAGATTCTTGCTCTGGTCGAAGGGCCGAAGCAATCCGCAACGGGCGTGAGGGGTACTTGGTGGGCCGCTTATAACGGCTACAACGAATATCTTAACTACAACAAGGGTCGCACGACCGATAACCGACTCGATTCGCTCTGGTTCGGCCAGAACGCGAACGATAACAGCAAGGCGTTAAAAACCGCTCTGGAGTTTGCGAACGCTATCTAACTTTTCGTGTCACGATGAAAAGGGGAAGGGCCGTGGCTGGGAAACCGGCTGCGGCCTTTTCTTTTAATTCATGGGTCACTAGACGTAACTCTTTAATACATAAGGACTTAGGACAAGCCGGGCCCCGAAAATTAGTCGTAAGTTTAATGCTGGTAAGGGGTTACGGCAAATTTCTTCAAAGAATCTCAACTTACGTCATGGACAACTGCCCTAAGTGACGATACAATGGAGTGTAAGGTGAGAAATGGTAAGGGTTTAGGACAAAAAAGGTTTAGAGTTATGTCAACTGGTATAATTCTAAGTCTATTTTAATCTGCCCATGGATTGTACTATCTAATCTTTCAGATTTGGCGGTCGTGGCGATAGTCAGCCGAAAATATAGGCTCAATTAATTATGCAGGAAAATGATGAAACTTATTAGAATTAATATGGAACTGATTATTGATGATAGTCTTAATGATGATAAGGAGGCTATTGCTCGTTATCTGAATGATAAATTATATAATGATCCTGAGTTCTTTGGGGATTTTGGGTCGGAAAATATTGAACTATTGGGAGAATTTATATGAGTACAACAGAGATTAAGAAAGTTCCTGTAGAATTCTATATGTTGTTTGATGATTATACTTGGAATACTGCCATGATCGATATTCCTGAATATTTAGTCTCTCAATATAATGAACATAATTCACCCAATCAAATTATAGGATGGGTTTACAATAATGAGAAGTTTACTAATGGTGTGAGTATGATTGGTATTTATTCTATCAAACCTATGGAGGAAACCCAATGGTAATGGTGACCGATAAAACCAGAGAAGATATTATTAGGGTCTATGCTTCTAGGTTGCTTGATGATATGGATTTTGATACCCTGTATGCTTTTGCTTATGAACAATTAGTTGAGAGTAAAAGTCTTATGGATAATGAGTTTTTGGAAAATGAGATTAAGGATTATTGTCCTGATATTCTAGAAGACTGATGTAAATCCTTTATAGTCAAGGACTTGTGGCAACCGATACCTATGGTATACTGATGGAGAGAGGGTTGGCCAGTAACCAGTGGATACGCGGAGAGTTTACGCTTGACACATTATCTTTTCTATATAGTAATGCCTGTTATATCGGTTAGTGCTATATTTACTATATTAATGGTTTGTGTGAGCATATTAATAACTAAGGAATAATCTATGCAAATTGATCTGACTAATGGAGAGATGTGGAAAATTTTGGATGCTATTAAGTCTTATACTAATGATTATAGTGTGAGCGCACCTGTTAAAAAAATCTTTGTAAATATAGAAAAGAAACTAACCAAAAATCTGAAGGCGTCGAATTGTAAATGATCTGTCCTATAGTAGTCAGTCCCTTTGTTGAGGCAAGCGATATTTCATGAAACACCAAAAAGATATTTTGAATAAAATGCTTCCGGCCGATGATCTCTACTGGGATGATTTGGAGCAGAAGTATATAGCTTTGAGTCCTGATGAAATAAGTGATATTATCGCTGCTTGCTTAGATAACGCAATGGAAGAAGAGTCAGAGATAATGAGCGTCTTGAACTGGTGTACTCATGTGAGAATTGGTGAGTTATTAATGAAACAATTTATTAATAATAATATCGTCATAGTAGGCATAGATGAAAATGGGGAGCCTATCTTCACTGAGAATAAGCATGGTAATATCTGACAGAGACTGGGTAAGAACTCTATATATAATATATAATCTCCCGGGGCTGCATAATAAATAAAGTATTTACTGTAGTCTGTCAACGTAGAAATTTTTTATTAAATATGTCTTGTGGCCATAAGTCGTTTAGGCTCAAGACCTTGTGTCGAGTGTGTCGATATGGTACAATGTGACTGGTGAGATCAAACCCAATAAGGAGTATTTTCATGATTGGCTTTTGCATCGTTTGTGGTTTGTGCATCGGAACAGTTAACGGCCTGAGTAAGTTGAGGAACTAAGTTGTTAACTCCAAGTATTCTTCTGATAACATTGAGTATAACACCCCTTTGTGAAAAATCAAGTGTAGTGAAACAACAAGCTTATCCAATAATAGTAGAACCCTATAAGACTGAAGAGTCGTGGTCTACTAAAATGATTAGCTCATCACCAAACAAGATTATCACTAATACAGATACTTTCTTTGATTTATCGGAAATACTTAATCGTCTAGAAGAGTAGTCAGCTTGACCGATTATGTGTTTCTTCTAGTATAGTGACGCGTTATGTTTTTGTGATTCGTTTATAATTTTACTTTAATACGGAGATCTTATGAAGAATATTATCATCGCCCTAGTAATGCTTGCTGGTCTAGTTGTTAGTAGCGTATCTTTTGCTGGTGAGTGCGGCCCTGCTGGCTGTTTAGTTGCTGCTCCCCGCAAGGTCGTTACTTTTAGCAAGACCGTTGTACGCGAAACTGTGCGCCTGCCGCGCCGGGTAGTGGCGACATGTCCGAATGGAGTCTGCCGCAGTCGTAACGTAACGGTTGTGCGATAAATATCGAATAGGAAAAGTTAACCCCTGATGCCTCTTAGCAATGCATACTTCAGGGGTTCTTTTCTGTAATCATTATCTTTTCAAGGAGGAAATATGAAGAATTTGATTCTTGTTACTATGATTCTTTTGGGTGCAAGTACGATTGCTCAGGCTGCTAAGCCAAGGTATTATGTTCCAACAACTAATAAGTCATACTCATATACTAGTATGAATAATATGGGAAGTGATCAAGAACGCTGTCAAGCAGAGGCTAATCATATGGCAGCAAATAATATCACTGGTCATGTGTGGGGGACTATTGGGGGGTTTGAAGGTGTTGGGTATGGCAATAGTCCAAATTGTAATACCTGTACTCCTAGTGGCAGAATGAGTCTCACAGGAGATGCTAGTGCTCAAGGTCGAAATGGTATGTGGTATAGAGTAAGAAGTTGGAGATAATAATCTCTAAGCAAGAGTAGCTCAATTGGCAGAGCGTCAGGTTTCCAACCTGAATGTTGAGGGTTCGATTCCCTTCTCTTGCTTTTAATAGGTATAATTTGTATCACCTAATATCTCAAAGTCGTGCGATTGGTGGTAGTCAGCCAAATATTGGGATTTCTTTAAGATAATCATATAATAAATCCGCTTGGCACATATGGTTCTTATGGTATAATGGCATAGTCAACGGGGCCATTAGTCATCTGAGAAATTGGCGGACTTTTGGAATCATGGGCAATTGTATTTTTACTTTTATCCATGAGGTGTTATATGCAAAATGAATTGGTCCATGACTATAATAGAGAAGAGATCCAAAGAAAGTATGTAGATAGTATAATAGCTCATCTGGATTTTATTCAGATTAGAGAACTATTAAGAGATTATTTACATAGCGAAAAAAACCTTTACTCAAATGAAGATCTTTATGATGAGATCGTTAGTAGGGGTAATGAGTGCCTATCTGATGTATTTGGTAAAGGATATAGATACAGCAGAATAATACAGGAAGAAGAGGTGCTATCATGAGATTTATTGAAATTTCTAATGATAATAAAGCCTATATAGTCAGGAGATATACTGATTATGTGATTTCTAGAATGGATGACATAGAGGTTCTAGATGCTTTTAGAAACTATTTCTTTCAAGAAAAAATGAGTTATCCAAATGATACTCTAGAGGAAGAAATTAAAAAGCATTGTCCAGAAATCCTTGAAGATCATTTATCTGAAGAGGTTATTGGAAAGGGGGCCGAATATGCCAAGACTATTCAATAGGGTCATATCGTTTAGGGTAGAGGGTGAGATTTATGATAATAGCACTACTCCCGAACAAATTATAAAGAGTTACGATTGGTCGTTTAAACATGATGGTGGTAACTCTATCTTTTGTTCAGCATCCTATGATGATAATCGTGGTAGGATTACTAATATGACTAGATTGAAGAAGATTCAAAAATGGAAGAAACCAGATACTGAATATTTTATAATTTAAAACTCAGTGTATATTATTATTCAATTTTAATGCTCCCCGAATAAACTTGGGGAGTATTTTTTTATTGAATTGTTCCACCTAATTTAATCGGGTTGGTTTTTATGGTTACAGTCAGTCATTTTTTATATATCTCATAGTCACCAAACATTAGTAGTCAGTTGGATTCGTATACTCATAAAAATTATTATCTGGCCAAGAAATATTCTGAGTCATACTATATATTAAGTTAAAGGGCTCGTCTGTATCACCTAAATATTCCTATTTGCCCAGATGCCCACAGTCAGTCATTTTTATAGAAGGATTATTCATGGCTAAGAAAATCAAGAAAACAAATGCAACCCCCGCTAAGAAAACAACATGCAAGAAGTCGTGCAAGAAATCTTGTGGTAAGTCTACTAAGGCTTCTGCTTGTTCTCTAAAGAATGTGGTAGAAGAATCTGTTGAAACTAATTTTCCTACAGAAACAAATAAGTCCCTATGCCAAAAATTATATGATTGGCTATTTGCTCAAAAGGATAATGATGAGACTACAGAATTTTATAGGAGAAAGTCATGAGTCCTTTTGTGTGGGGCCTAACTCTAGGAACAATGATAGGTGGTATTTTTCCACTAATAGTTTTTATAGTATATCAAACATCAAAAGTAAATCCCTCTTTTGTTGAAAGAAATACGCCCGGGAAAAGATAAAGATAGATATGGATAAGAATGACCAGTTTTTAGCTAAAACTTTTGATAATTTTTTATCCAGTAGTGAGATATCATCTTTGATGGAATATGTTACCACCATGAACGAATGGAGGCATATTCCTAATAGTTTTTGGGATAATAGAGTAATTGGTTTAGCAGAGATAAAAGATCCCGATATATTTGATACTGTTAAAAATATTGGTTTAAGAATTCAAGACACTATAGTTGCTAATTATAATACTACAAATATTCCATACCCAGATACTATAGATTTGGTTAGGTGGTATTCTGGTATGTCACAAAATCCCCATTGTGATAATATGTCTGATACTCCCGGTCAAGATGTTATTCATGGTCATAGGAGTTTTGGGTGTGTAATATATTTGAATGATAATTATGGGGGCGGCCATACATATTACCCAAATCATAATTTTTCTATTAAACCCAAGGCCGGAACATTGGCCGTTCATTTGGGAGATTGTAATCATAGACACGGGGTTACTCAGATAGAAAATAATACCAGATACACCTTGGCTAGTTTTTGGACCTTTGATAAGAATAGGGCCCTAAAATGTATATCATGGAATTAATACCAATAACCTATTTATTTGGTCAAACTCTCACAATAGTTAAAAGACCCCTATGTCCAACATTCATACATGATGACACAACCAGACTAATAGTATCAGTCATAGGAATAGTAATATGTTCTGCAATCTTATGGAAAGTTTTGAGGAAATTTAATGGATAATAATCCCCTGGTAGAATATGGCCATATCATCATATTCTTCTGCACCATTACATTCTATGTTTTAGTCAAGGTATTAACTTATCAAATTTATAAAGGAGACGAATAATGGGTCGTGTGTCTAAAAAAGAAGAATTTCATATCCCTTTTATCAAGCAACTGGTTTTTGTGGGTCTAGTTACTATATTCTGTATGGTTTCTACACGATTTTTTCTCCTAAATTATCTTATGACCACCCAAAATACCCCCACTTTTACCATTCAAAAATCCCAGATCAACTCCAATCGCTAGGTTATAAACCTAATAGCATCTATTTGCCATTAAAATCGAGCAATTTTTACTTATTGAGATTGCCGGTGGTAAAAAATGATTAAAGACCACAATGGGAATTGACCGATAAACCCTATTGACAGCCTTATGGTCTTGATGTATACTAGTAGTAGTGGTTAGGTTAGGAAATGTTAGTTTTGATCGGGAAAATATGTATAAACAGATTCTATTAACCGACAAGGAACTAGAACTTTTAGCCTCTATCATTCAGTATTATATTGACCAAAAGAGAGATAAACCGGGTTTTGAAATCAATAATGCTCATATTGTTTTAAGACATATTTGTGGGGTTGATTCCCACCAGAACACTAATCAAATAACTTTTTGTGGGAAATAAACCAGAAATGAATAAAGAATCAAATCCTAATAACTTTAATCAATATGCTCATAGTGTGGCCGACTATATTGATGCAGAGTATGGGGAATCAGAATTCGATAAATTAAATGATGACGAAAAACAAACCATTTATAATATGATGGTGGCCCATTATCATTATGATCGTTGTGTGAGTAATGTGGCTAATGAAATAGTTAACTATCTTAGGACTAGTAGATCTTATATCAAGGAGAATATTAAGTGACCAAGTTGATTAAGAGTTTCATTATAGCGATTGCTTTGTTTGGAACGGTTGGTTCTTTTTGTGTTCATCCAAATATTGCACTGGCTAATGATATTGACAAGATTTTGAAAGCCAAAGAGATTGTGCGAAATATGGTCAATTATCCAGATACGCTAGTATTCCATGAATTTGATACCAAGGTTAGTGGCAATACTGTGACTCTAAAATTTACTTGTAAGAATGGTTTTGGTGTTCCTGAAACTCACGTTAAGGAAATTAAGGTTAATTAATCTCTAGAATAAAAAGGATGAAGATATGACTTTTGGTATTGTTCAGCAGGATGGTAAGTTTGTGGTCACAAAAAATGGTCAACCTATTCATCTTCCTAGTAGCGGTGGATCGTCTATTGTTACGGTCTTTGATACTAAGAGTGATGCTGAGAGGTATTTGGGTATTTTGAAAAATTTGACCAAATCAAAATGATGAAAAAATTTACCTACTCTAGCGACTATCTAAACTTTCATATCATTCAGGATATGTTTGGGGGGTTTACTGATAATTTAACCAGTTATGAGTTTGGACTTATATTTGGGCCAACAAAGAATGTTGTTAATCCTCCTATGACTAGGGAGGAACTAAAGGGGTTGGCCGATTTTATTTATACCATCCTAGACAATGACAAAAATAAGAGTAATTGAACTAGAGTATGATCTGATAGAAATTCACCACAACCCTATTCTCAAGAATAATCCCTATTTAGTTAGAATTTTTAGTTATAGAACTAGTGAACCAGATGAAGTTAGAATAGACAAGAACAAACTAGATAATTTATATAACTTTCTTAAAGAAAACAAATATTTATAATTGAAGAATAACAATGATTAGTAGAGAGGCAATTATCTGGACTTTAGGAGCATGGTTCGGTGGTAGTCTTGTGGGACTAATTATGTCTATTGTTTTTGCGACGATCCTCTCAAGGATGGAACGATGACAGTTTATATTGTTATTGGTACAAAAGAGAATGTTTTTCAAGATGTTATTGGTGGAGAGTTTTTGCCCCATCCAGACAAGGAAATTGTACAAGTATTCTCAGACTTTGGTGATGCAACAAAGTTCGTGGCCGATAATAAACTGGCTAAAGGCAAGAGACAACCTTATGGTGATACTGTCTATTATCGTAATGGATATTATGATCTTGAAGTTGAAAGTTGGGAAGTAGAATGAATCAACTGATTAATTATCTAATGGGACGATTAGGCAAGAAAACTTGTCCTATAATTAGTTTACATAGAGTATCTGACACTGGTTTTAATAGTCCATGGAAAGATTGGATTGAGATAAGATTTAAGGACGGAACAATAATTAAACTAATAGAGAAACCATAATGAAATATACAGAGAAATACGGTCAACCACAAGGTAACGAACTGGTTTATGGTCACGATATTATTCGTCGCCTAGATACTTTTGAGTTTAATTTAATTGAACGATTTAAATCTAGTAGAGCGGCTCATTTTGCATATAAGGGTGGATGAAAGAGAATGGGTGGAATTATGTGAAGCCTATAGTTGGATGGGATAATGGGCCAGTTACCATTGATAGTTGGGGAAATAAATAAATGACCGATAAAGCAGTTCAATATTATCTTGATAAAGATAAACTGATTGATATTAGGGTGGATCATTGGAGTTATAACAGGATGCACGTTAGTATTTATAATGATCGAAATGATACTTGTGTGGGATATACTTGTAGCAGAGAAGAACTAAAGGGGTTAGCCGATTTTATTAACGATGTTTTGGAGAATAACAATGATTAAAGTACAAACTTGCTCAAATAAAAAAATGATCAAATCTATGAAAAATGGAGATGTTAAACTTTGTCATTCTCCCAACAAATCACTATGCTGGACTGTAAAGAATAAGATTGGTCAAGTATTGGTTTTTGAATTTGGAACTAATCATGGCTATCCCCCAAAAATCGCTCAAAAGTTTGCCAATAGTCATAATGAGTGGTAATTTATCTATAAATATTTGGAGAATAAATAATGTCTTGGAATTATCGCGTAGTAAAAACTGTAACTAAAATTCCTCTTGGAGATACTGACATTATTTACTCTATTCATAGAGTTTATAGTGATGAAAGTGGGGATATTGTTAATATATCCGAACAGCCAGCATATCCTATCGCGGATGATGCTGAAAGTCTACGGTGGCAATTACAAAAAATGATGGAGTGTTGTAATAAACCAATTATTGATTACCATACTGGTGAAGAACTTGGGGAAAAAAATGAATATAAATCTTGATAAGCATGAAATTGGCCTAATTCTTGATGCTCTTGAAAGTTATCAACTAGATATTGAACACGGCAACGAGAATGGCTATGAGTATGTTTGGACTGAAAACGAAGTACAAAATCTTGTTGAACAATTAAATAACACTTTGGAGAACAACCAATGAGTCTTATTCAGTGTTTTAGTAATGTTATCGGACATAAAGAGGCTCAAGAGATCGTTACTGATCTTAACCAGATGAAGTCAAGTTTGTCTGAAGATTTTTATATCAAGTATGATAAACATCAAGACTATTCTAAGGATGATAACTATTTGGTAATCGGTAATGTTACGAAGGAAGATTGGGACGAACTAAATCTGGATATGGATTTTATGGAAGCGGATATTATCTAGTTGGAGAACAAAATGGGTCAATACGAAATTACTGTTGCTGTAGAATATAAATACCTTGTCGATGCTAATAGTGGGCATGAGGCTGTGAATATTTATTTGAATGATAATGATTCATGTATTCCATTGGATCATTCATATATGGATATCAAGGTCAATAAAATTAAGTCTGATAGTGAGGAAATCAAATGAGTAAAAGTATGACAGAACAAGTAGCGACCTATATCTATGATAAAAATGTTCCATTTGGAACCTATAATGTATTTGCCTGTTATGATAGTATGGAAGATTATGATAACAGAAAAGTCTCTTTTTATGATATTTACGAAGAAAGCGGCCTTTGTGTAAATGAGGGTGATCCCCATTATTATTTTCCAACATGGGATGAAGTATATCGAATTTATTGGCTTCCTACTGTAAGAGAAGCGTCACAAACTCTTGCTAGAGATTTAAAGCAGGCCGTAAATGAGTGATATTAGTACAGAATTGGATATTGTGTATTCTTTTCTCAAAGATGCTAGACCATATGGATTAGAGCCAGAAGTTGTTTTGTTTGCTCTAAAGTATTTACAAAAAAATCCAGACGCTAGTATTGAAATGGCTATGAGTCATGGTTTTTATGAGTGGGTCAAGTAAAAAACTAAAGGCGGCTCTTGACTATAGACGATAACAGGATATACTGGTGCTGTACGCTTTAATAACTCATTGGAGAAATAAAAAATGAACGACGTTAATCTTCCTAAGTATTCTCTTATTACCTATACCCGCGATAAGAAAAATAATCCTCGCGGTGTTCTTGTTGCTGTTCCATCTGGAAATAAGGGAGATTTTCGTATAGGCTATGCTCAGTGTCGCAAGGAAGATACTTTTAATAAGAAGATGGGCTTAAAGATTGCTCTTGGACGAGCAGAGATTGAAGATATTAATATCTGGAGTCACGCCCCGCACAATCTTCGTAAAATGCTTCCTGCTTTTGTTAAGCGTTGTGAAAGGTATTACAAATGATCTATCTTTATCTTAACGAAACTCAAAAACTTGCTGAAATTGTTTCTGAACTTGTTAAGTTGAATATGGGGGTTGTTGCTGAACTTCACGGTAATAAGTGGCATATTGAGATTACAGTATGACTTTCCACGATTATTTGTTATCTAAACTAGAATCTACTGTTATGATAACTCTCACAGTGGGTTCAGATACTTTTCAATATAATTATTGGAATTGGTTTCATCAACAGTCTCAATTTCACTTATTAAGGAATGATTTTGCAATAGGACATATTCTTCATAATGGATCTGTGACAGAAAATGAAGATGGTAGCGTAAGTTTTAGTAGTAATCTGCATCCTAAAAATTTGTTGCTTAACTTTTACTTTGGTCAAGCCACGCCTTGATTACGAATGACTGGTTTAAATATTCAAGCCCCTTGGTCTAGCCTTTTAATAAATGGCACCAAAACTGTCGAAACTCGCTCGTATGCTTTGCCCAAAAAGTACGAAGGTGTTGAGTTAGCACTAATTGAAACGCCGGGAAAGAGGGGTAAGTTTAAGGCTCGGATTATAGGGACTATTACTTTTAGTCACAGTTTTCTTTATGTATTTAAGCAGGACTGGGTTGGTGATTATGATAAGCACAAAGTAGAAGATGGTGATGAACTATACGGATGGAATGGTAAAAAACCGAAATATGGATGGGCGGTACATAATGTGGTCAAGTTTCTCAAACCTATTGACATTGCTCAAAGGCGAGGTATAGTGTTTACTAGCAACATCACTCTTTTGGAGACAAATCATGCCTAAATATCTTGTTACTATGAATTATGTTGAGGCTAAAAATACTTCTTTTGTTATTGAGGCTGAAAACGAGGATGATATTCACGATGGCCTTGGGGAACTAGACTTTACTTTTTTTGAAAAGAATTGTCAGTGGACAACTACCGAATACGAACCTCCCATTATCGAAAGTGTTGAAGAAACAAAAAAGGGGCTTGGGTTTTGCGATGCTCCGAAAAATAAGAAGATTCAAAATAAATTTAACAAGATTATCAAGGAACTTACCTAAATAGGAGCAATAAATATGCGTACACAAACTGAAGTGAATTATACTGAAGCCGCTATGGAGTGTGCTAGATATATTTTTGATTGTGATAGTGAGCAAATTAGTTATCAGGAATTTATTCAGGACGGTGGTGATCCCAGAGATCATATCTTGTATCATGCTGCTGTTGTTTTAGGCCAAGCGGATGAGTTTAAGACAGATATTGAGGAATATGAAAAGGAGATTGCTAATGGATAGATTCGATCTGGAAAACAAGATTAATCAAACAGCACTTTTTGCAGATCAATTGCGGTCTGTAACAAATGCCGTGCTGGAAAATAAAATGAGCCATGATAGACTCGCTAATGTTTTGGAGGGTTTGGCCGTTTTGATTGAACTTCATACCGATGATACTTTTGAGACTTTTAAACAGTCTTTTAGACTCGATGATTATAATGAAAGTCTACAAAGACAAGACGATTAAAGTTCTTGATAGTCGTGATTTTAAATGGAATAGCCGCCTATTTTGTTAAAGACCACTATTGACAAATACCGATGGTGTGGTATCATAAAAAAGTTGATGCCGAAAGGTCGGGATCGCGGGTATTCCCACAATCAACTTCCGTAGACTCTTGGCGAGATTCTGTGTAAGACTGAGAAATTTCGCTTCATTTATATGGACAAAATAATGCCAAAAGCGATACTACAATTCAATCTACCAGAAGAACAGAGAGAATTTGATACCTCTATTAATGCTGGTAAAATAAAAAATATGTTATGGGATTTTGCAAACCAGTTAAGAAGTTGGCGAAAATATCATAACGATTTTAAGAGTGCCGATGATGCTCTTGAAAAAATTCGTGAAGAGTTTTATAGACTATTAAATGAACACAATGTGGAACTAGACTAATATGTTTAAATTAAGTAAAAGAAGTAGAATAAACTACTGGAGTTGTTCTAGTCTGGCAGACTGGATTAGAGGCACGAATAAACCATACGCACTAGCATGGGAAGGTTGGGATGAGTGGCGTAAAGAGGCTCAAACTAAGCATCCTTATAGATATTGGGTGGCAGAAAAACTGCTTGATCGTTTACAGGATATAGTTTATTCACCCTGTGATATTTACTATACTATAGAGGCTTATGTTCGGAATAGATTTATAGACAAAACTCATTGTCTTAATACCGGATTAAAGCCGGGTAATTACTATGACTTAGATTATAGAATTATTCATGGTCTTTTTAATGAACTTGTTGATCTTGTTGAAGTAGAATATGCCCATTTATTCAAGTGTTATAAGGAAAAGAAGTATAAATTTGTTCACGGTCGCTGTGTTGAGGCAGGGCTTGATTATTTAAAATGGGCTAGTAGTTTGACCTATAATAAAGACTATGGCTTTAGAAAGGGAGATAAGGGGTTTGGCGACCTAACAGAGCAGGCAGGTGCCGCTCGTAAAACAACAGAGTTGTATCACTGGTGGAAAAATAGAAATAATAGACCAGACCCTTATGAAGTTTTCTCTGAGGAAAAGAACGGCAAGAGTTATTATAAAAAAATCAGTAAAATGCAAGACGATTATGAAAAAGAAGATACTAAAATGCTTATCGAACTCATTAAGATCAGAGGAAGTCTTTGGACATGAATCAGAAAGCAGAAGAAAGCGTTAACTATTTTTTTAATTTAGTTGGAATGTATATGAAAGCAGAGTATGAAGAAAAATACTCTGATAGATATGGACATATCCCGACAATTCATAAAATGAGAAATATTGTTGCCAGATATTATTGGGGAGGGAATAGCGTACCAGATACGGCAGGAATTATGGTTGAATATTTTAAGCAACAGGGTATTTGATATGACGTTTCAGCAATTTAAAAACTATATTGATAGCCAGTACCATTTAGGTATTAGAGAAGGCCAGAATATTATGAATTGCTTAAATAACGTATGGCCCGCTAAATATAGAGAACTCACAGGTTCTCATCTTGACTGTTTTTATAATGATCGTAAAATACTAGACACAATGAACCACCTAGAGAAACATTGGCATGAAATACTTCACAAGTCCCGATAGGGGTAGTTTTATGACTAATCACTATAAGAAGGCTCTGGATAAAGGAGATATTACTCAAGATGATTTTGATTCAATAAAACATATGTTGTCTCAGAAAGAAACCCCAAAAGACACTGATCTAGGTTGGGATTTAAGAGGTTCTGAATGGATTGCCAATAAATGTAAATATAGTGCTGTTTATAGCCAGAATTTATACGCCGCTTTATGTAACAATAGATTTTTACAAAACAAAAAAGAATGGACTTGTTCTTGGAGATATGCTGGCGGTATTGTTGCTGATCTAAATGAAAAAGGAGATTATATTGATTGGTATTGTAGTGGCATAGGACATAATACCGATGGCTTTGTTGGTGAGGGTTTTGTTACAGATGAGATAAGGCTAGACCTATTAAAACTAGGCTGGACTGTCGAGCCCTATAACTTTGACGATATGGAAATATTCGATGAAAACATATAAGAAGATCGAAAAAAAAGTTGAAGATAAAGTTTATTGCGATATTTGTGGTAGTTCTTGTTCTGTGGAAGAAATTGGCAGCGAGTATGCTACTCTAGAAGCATTATGGGGCTATGGATCAAAATATGACGGGATCAAGTTTGATATTCAAATTTGTGACAAATGTTTTGACGATACTCTTACATGGATAAAGCAAAAGCGTAAACAAAATCTTGGTCCATTTAACTATCCTTATGAAAAAGACCCGCTACAAGGGCAAGAATACGGTATGCTATAATGGAAATTTCAGCAAAAGGCATCAGAGGTTTTCTTTTATATAGCCCAATAGATAATAAATATTTCTTTAGGGTCTATAATTCTAAAGACAAAAACATATTTACAGATTATAGGATTACAGCAGAGGAAGTAGAGATAGAATTATTATCCGATTTTAATGCCTTAATAGAGGACGAGGACAATAAACAATTAGACTTTAGTAGCAAGGCATTAGGAAGAACTCGCAAATGTCAGAATATAAAAAACAGACCATAGAGATAAATAATGATCTGTTGATAGAACTACATCATAATCCTCTTCTTAAGGATAGGCCATTCTGTCTTAGGGTATATTCCTACGCTGACTATAGTGAGCATAGACTAACGCCAAAAGATGTTTTAAAGTTATCTGAGAGTCTGGCCGATTTTGTATTTGACAACCCGAATGATATGGATTATACTGATAATTTAACCGGACTCGCCCGACTATGGCACCATAGACGCAATGAAACCATAGAGGAACTAGAGAAAATCAAAAATGAGTAAAGTAACTGTTATAGGTGATGTTCATGGTAAGTATGAGCGTTATCACAGAATTATCAGAGAGACAGAAAGATACCCATATACTGTTCAGTTGGGAGATTTCGGTTTTAAGTATGATACTCTGAAAAATGTAGACCATACTAAACATATTATTATTGGCGGTAATCATGATAACTATGATATTTGCTGGAATTATCCTCATTTTTTGACTGACTATGGCTATGTAAATAATTTTAACGGAATAGATTTTTTCTATTATCGTGGAGCATATAGTATTGATAGGCATTATCGTACTATTGGAATTAGTTGGTGGGAAAATGAACAGGTTAGTGTAGATCAGTTTATGAACGCTAGAGAACTATATAGAGCCATAAAACCCAAAATAGTTATTACTCACGATTGTCCTCAAACCATAGCGGCATTGATGCTAAATCCTGGGGATAAAATATATGAGAATACTACTGGCTGGGCGCTAAATGAGTTGTTAAATATTCATGAACCAGATTTATGGCTTTTTGGTCATTGGCATCAATCTCGTACCATACAATATGGACAAACAAAGTTTATTTGTCTTGACGAGTTGGAAACTTATGATATAGTGGAATAGTTGAGCCGAAAGGTGTTTGGTCGCGGGTATCCAAACTTAAATCAACTCCGTAGACTCTTGGCGGGATTCTGTGTAAGACTGAGAAATGCCGCTTCAATTTTTATAGAAATAATTATGGAATGTCCTAACTGTATTACTCCGTGGAAATGTAACGGCCCTCATCTTGAAAGAATGAGCGACTCTATTTATAAAAGCGAACATGGCTATTTCATAAAAAAAGATAGACAGTGGTGGACATTTACTCCCACAGAGAAAGAATTTGATGTAGATACTTTGTTTTCTATTATTGATACATTAAGAAATTTCAATGAATCTAAAAATTCTATAGAAAGAACTATATGAGTTTTCAAATTAACGAAGAATCACAATCTGAGAATCTTCCAGACAGTAAAATTCCTTGGTGGGATAATGATTATGAAGGTGTTTATAGCGATGATCCCAAAGATGGATACCCATACGATATGGGAACAAAGGTGCAGGAATGAGTTTGTCTAACCTAAACAAGCAAGATTGAGTTATGCCAAAAACTAAAATAAAGAAATTTGATTGTGATACCAATGGAAGCATAATGGTAGTGGCAGCATTACGATATGCTCTTGGTCGCCATACTTATGTACCGGGAGCAGTTCAAGATTGGATTAGTCTATACTGGGATAGTCTTGATAGTAATACTAAAATTGTTATTTTGAGAGATGTTTTTGAACACCTATATGATGATAGCAGACCTTCAGCATATAGAACTTCTATGACTGATTATGATCTATCAACATGGAAAAAGTTTGGTATTGAACATTATTGGAAATTAGATTATAATGAACGAAAAAGTGTTGATATGAATTTTAGTGGAGATAAGTCTGTTTGGCTAGTTGAAAAATTATATGGAACACAACCAATATGAAAATACAAAATAAAAAAGAAATAGATCTAACAGAAGAAGATATTAAAAATATACTCTACGAATATCTTTATAAAGAACATGGTGATGGAGAATATTCCTTTAAATTTAAGGTCGTAAATAAACCCATACGAAGCGGTATGTATGACAGTATGGATAACCATGTCTTTGATAGCATACAGGTAATTATTACTAATGTCTCACAAAGGAACAAAGAATGAAGAAGAAAAAGGCCAAAACAAATAAACCAAAACGAAAACAAAAGATTGACGTTGTATTAGGATCATTACTGAATCTTGAATATAGGGTTAAAGAACTTATCAAAAGCGTTGAAAGATTAGAGAGGCAACAATATTTCAATCCAAATCAATCAAAAGATAGTAACGCGCCAGAGAAAAAAGAATGGCCCAATGATTATCCTTATCGTTATGATGGTATAAGTTGGAAGAAATAAAAATGAAACTTACTAATCAAGAAATAGAAATTTTACAAGATTTACTAGAAGATAAACTTAAAGAATTGGATTATCATCCAGAAAATAATGAGAACTATCAAAAACCAGAAGTTTATATCAATCTTATCAAGAAACTAGACACGATGTACTTTAACTAAGGAGTCAAATAGAGTGAGTATGATATATTTTATATCCGACACACATTTCGGACACAATAATATAATCAATCACTGTGAGCGACCATTTAACAATGTTCATATAATGGATCAGGTAATACTCGACAATATAAACGAAGTTGTCGGTCGGGATGACTCTTTGTATATACTGGGAGATTTTTGCTTTAAGGGGCAAAAACCCCTAAACTACCGCCTGAGAATAAATTGCCGAAATGTACATTTAATTTTTGGCAACCATGACAATAAAAAGAAAGATTATTATCTAGACGAACTAACCGCTGACATGAACGGCTTCGCCTCTTTATATGATGTTCAAGAAATTATATATTGTAACCAAAGAATATATTTGAGTCATTATCCTCATAGATCATGGCCCGCTAGTCATAAAGGCTCATGGATGCTCTATGGTCATGTTCATTCAAAGTTAGACCATGAAGATAGAACATCAACTAGATTAACTCTAGACGTTGGGGTTGATAATACCATCAACTATAATAAACCATTCGGACAACCTTGGAGTTTTAAAGAAATACAAAAGATTATGTCCGAATTAAGGCTACAAAAGAATTGAACATAATATGATGAAAGCCATTAGACTTGATAAACAAATACAGTGCGAATATATATGCCAAGAAATACAGTCGTTAATTAACAATCATCAACAAACATCCCCTAGTATAGATGCTGTACTAGTTTTAGAGATTAAAACCATAGAGCATACAGTGGATGACTATATACCAAAAATAGAACTAAAGCCTTGACAAAACAAACTAGACACGGTATACTACCATGAGCAGAGTGAACACTAAAAGACTTAGTATCTGTCTTTCTATTGTTTTTATTTCATTTATAATAGGATATTTGATCGGAAGTATTTCCTAATGATACAACTCCATGATAGGATAAATATTTGGTGCGACACTTTAGAAAACAAAGCGAAAAATCAAACCTATGGTAATCAAAATATTTATTTCCACTATTCTGTAGGTAAAAGGTATATAAAAATAATGATGACCTATCAAGACACTAAACAAGATACGGTTCATGCTTTTGTAGACAAGCAAAATGGAGATGTATATAAAGCAGCAAGTTGGAGTAGTCCGTATAAAAACAAGAGATATAGTTTAATCACAGAATTTAATCAAATACTCAGCGATTGCGATTGGGCCGGAACATACCTGTATAAAAAATGAAAACGAAAGAAATTATGAAAGAAGTCAGATATTTAACGAATAAACCAAAAATTAAAACTCTTGTTGATGAGGTCGGTCTTGAGCATATTTTAAAGTATCTTGTGGAATACATAGACGCTTTGGATATAGATTCTAGTGATGATCTATGGAAATTCAGAGTTGCTGACAGTCTTGAGGACGCTTACGATAATTGTGCTAATCGTTTTAAGATTACTGAGGACTCAATATGAGACTAGATCAGGCTATCTCGTTAAAGGTTGGGGATGTTGTGTATAATGTTTTTATGGACGAATTAGTAATAACGTCTATTTTTAAGCAGTCACCAGAAATGACTATATTTAGCACTATAGACACAAGACTAAACAGAGAAACCTATCAGTATTGTGATCTGTACCTAAAAAATTTGGAAGAGGAATCCGACGAGGAAAAAAGTTTCGTGGATTGGGCCATAAAAAATAGAAACATAGTAAACCAAGAAGATTATTCTGTTTTTGGTTCTGTTAAACGAGCCTATATGGCCGGATTCTCTCAGGGATTCAAATATAAAAGACATATCTCAGCACAGGAGCAACTGCAAAAATAGTTGGGCCGATATGTTGACCCTTAATGATTATGAAACCTTAATCCATATTTGTAATTATGCCCTAGCCCAAGGTCATCAATTAAATATAAATCAGATTAATGATATTGATAGATTAAGAACCAAGTTATATAATGAAAGTGAATCTAGGAGAAAAATTAATGCTGTGGTCAGAAATAAAAAAGTGGGCAAAAGAAAAAGGATACGAAACCGTTAAACAAAAAGACGATAGTGTTAATGGACATTCATATTATTGGTCTAAAGTAGACGATCCTCAAGTAAGCGGCGTTTCATTAAGCGTTAGTAAACTTGCGAAAGATATCTATAATAGTATTACTAATAATAAATGGACAGAGCATCAGGCAGTCTTTCAAGAATCTAAAGCGATAGGAAAGTTTAATGTGTCAGACTACTGATAAACACTCTAGTAAAGACAATAAAATACAATGTCTGCCAGCATTGACTATTACTGGTCTACTATCTTCTGCTATTAATGGGATTATTGGGTTTGTTGCTGTCTATTTTTTTAAGCCAGCATGGGAAAAAATAACAAGATATTTTCAAAATAGGGAATCCAAATGAACTCAGTAAAATTCATCAGTGCTACTCCAGACGCAGAAAAACTAATATCTTATTGTGCTAGGGTTAGTAACCCCTCTAATCAAGATAATGAAAACTACAGCAAACTATTGAAGTACTGTATAGATCATCAGCATTGGTCAATATTTGAACAGGCTTTTATGACCCTGCAAATAGAAACCAGCAGGGGTATTGCCGCACAAATTTTAAGACATAGAAGTTTCACCTATCAAGAATTTTCCCAAAGATATGCAGATACTACTCTTTTATCTGATAACATACCGTTATTTGAACTAAGGAGACAAGACACAAAAAATAGACAAAATAGCATAAATGATATAGAAGATACCATTAAGTCTAAGTGGAATACTAAAATTAGAGAGCATTTCGCAAAAGCCAAATCTATATATGATGGAATGTTAGCGGATGGAGTTGCTAAAGAATGTGCTAGATTCATATTGCCTTTGGCTACTCCTACTAGGCTTTATATGTCTGGTAGTATAAGATCTTGGGTTCATTATATTGATCTTAGGTCTAGCCACGGCACTCAGAAAGAACATATGTTAATCGCTAATGAAGCCAAAGAAATTTTTAAACAGCAGTTTCCAATAACGTCGGAGGCTTTGGGATGGTAGTAGTAAAATACTCAGAATATAGTGATATATTATTCGCTTTTCCTTTCGTATTCATAGGTATATGCTGTATAATGTTCACTATTTTAGGAATTGTCCTTAAAATCTCGAAAGACTAGATATGTTAATCAATCTCGTACTATCTTTGTTCGCCATATATCTACTGGTTGGGCTGGTAGTATTGTTTGGTGGGTTATTCTTTTTGGTTTCTATGGCTTATTATATGCAGAAGGAAGATAAACTGAGACAAGAAAACTATAACAAGAAAGAAAAAATATAATGCTAGAATTTTTGGTTACTGGTCAGGGATACGAAAAAAACGATGAATATAAACAAACTATTTTACTGCATGAAACATTTTTTACAACAACTGAATTAGAGGCACAACTGGCTTTTCAGCAATATTTTGAACCCACCCATAAAATTATGAGAATTTATTCTGCGATAGACGTTACCGAAAACAGAGTATAAGTATGGACACTAAATTAAATTTTATAACAAAATGTACTAGAGAACTTTTAGCCAATGGATTTTCTGTGTTGCTACATAAAAAAACAAATCTTGATGGTTATGGTGGGTGGTTTGGTGCGGAAGAAGGGGAGAAAGAGTTTGTGGTGGCCCTAGATCATCACATGGGTTTTGAAACTTTTGTGCATGAATACTGTCATTATTTACAGTGGAAACATGATCGTGAATTATGGAATAAAAGTATGTCTACTTATGATATCCTATTTGATTGGATTAGTTTTCCATCTCTTAAATACTCAGAAGATATTAAAGATTGTACATATACTGACGATCAAATAGATCAAAGTTTACATGATATTATTGAACTAGAACATGATTGTGAGAAGAAAGCATTAAAACTATTACAGAATAATCCTATAGAGGATATTGACTTAGATAAATATATTCGTGCTGTAAACGCATATTTGTTTCATTATCACATCAATCGTTCTTTACGAAAAAGACCAAAGAATCCTATATATTCTGAAAGGGTTCTTAATCATATGCCTAATAAATTTAATACTAATTTAGATTACTACTTAGATTCTAGTAATATCACAGAGCCTATGAGGGAGGCACTCCTACTAGAATACGAAGAAACTCAAGAATCGTCTTGACAGATGCCGATAGCCTAGTATACTGACGCTATCTTAGGAGAATCTATGGCTTACGGTCTGTGTTGCATATCTTTAAAACTTAAGGAACAGGGGCATGGATTTCAAACCATGACCTACAAGCGTTTTTCTTCGCTTCCAAGAGTAGAGGCGTTAACTATTCTTGGTGATCGTATTCACAATAACATGGTTGTAACTAATGAAACAATCAAATTCTGCGGCGATAATGGCTACGTTTATAGAGTTAGTAGTGATCTATTTCCTCTTATCACTTTTGACGAGGCTAATATCTCATTAGAAGATTTGCCTAATTATGACAATATTCAAGACCAGTTCGATATTATCTCACAAACTATTGTAGATACAGGAGTTAGGGTTTCTGTCCATCCTAGTGAGTTTAACAGCCTATCTAGTCTTACCGATAGAGTTGTTGAAAAAACTATTACAGAACTTAATTTTTACAGTAGTTTCTTTGATAGGATCGGACTTCCAGCAGATCATAGATCGCCAATGAATTTTCATATACATTCTAATAGCGGAACTAGAGAAGAAATATCTCACAGATTTTATAACAATTTCAAAAAATTAGACGAGAATTGTCAAAAACGTATCACAATAGAATGTGACGATAAGATTACTTGCTGGAGCGTTAAGCAACTAACTGATATTTTTCATCCTATTACACAAATACCTATCACATTCGATTATTTACATCATAAATGTCATCCAGATAATCTTAGCGAAGAAGTTGCAATACGTCGTTGTCACGAAACATGGCTAACTGCCGGATGTAATCGTCCTTTATTTCATTATAGCGAATCAGCACCGGGCAATAATCCTCGCAAACACGCAGAGTATGCAGTAGAACCTATTAATACTTACGGACTAGAATTCGATCTAGATTTTGAAATAAAACAAAAGTGTCTTGCTATTAAAAAATACCAGGAACTTTATCCCTCTTTTGCATATTCTCTTTCGCCCACAATGGTTGCAAATTAGTATAATGAAAACATTTTCTCTGCTGTTCTGGATCACTTAGATCAAAACTAGCACAAGGCATAATATGATCTATATGCCACTGACCATAATTATTCCAATTCATACCTTCTGTAAATTTAGATTCTAAATGTTTTCTTACGGTTTCTAAATCACAACCTAATAATTTTAAAGTTGAACAATCTTTAAAGTGTCCTTTGATAGCATTATTCATTCGTCTTTTTAGATTATGTTTCATTTTATAGTTAATATCAGAATAATATTTATCATTATGTCTTTTATTAACTTTATCTCTATTGTTTTTAATATATTCTAATTGATGTTTTATTACTTTGGTTTTATTTTTTTGATAATATTGACTATAATATTTTTTCCTTGCTTCTCGGTCAGTTGTATTAGCAATACATTTTTTGCATTGATTTCTACAACCAAACTTACCTCCTTTTGATTTATGAAAATATTCACTCGTTGCTGGCAATTTTTCTTGACAAACTTTACAAACTTTGGTATAATCCATCGGAACACCTAACAAAAAACGCCCAAACAACAATTAGTGCGAGTAATTGCAGAAAGAGCGTTTTCTGATTATTATATTGTAGATTTGGTATCTCGCACATACCACAAAATATAAAATACACCAAAAGGACTTTAATAACATGAGCGGATGGCTAATTGCATTAACAGGATGCGTATATTCATGGGTGGCTATAGAACAATATCTAAAGGGAAATACTGGTCTCGGTATAGCGTATACAGGTTATGCTTTTGCTAATATGGGCTTGTATATGATAGCGACGAAATAAAAGAGGTTGAACAATGAAAGAGCCAAAAAAAATTAAATTAACAGATGCCCCCCAAACTAAGAGAGTAACTCTTACTCCACTACCATCTGTTAATCAATCGTATCCAGAACCAATGACAGATGATATTTATCTCAAAACTAAGCAAAATATATTGGACATAACAGATAATGAAGATAATAAACAAGACAATTCGTAAGTCATATAATCATTGGAATCCTAGTCCGTTGATTCGGTGTTACCATTATTGTTCTGTCTTTGATGGTACGAAAATGATTTGTTTCACCCAAAATAACCCGGTTAAGACGCATACTGGTGCGTATAGGATTGGTGAAAATTTTAACCTTCCAAAATATAAGGAATTCCCCTATTATCATTCTGAATCTCGTATTATTTCTAAACTACTTGATATGTATAATACCATTGATCCTAATTGGTCAGTTGTTGTTATGCGTATTAATAGAAAAGGACTTATTTTAGGTAGCAAACCTTGTGAAAACTGTAGTAAATTACTTAACGCTGTGGGATTAAGCACTATTTATTATAGCACAGACGATGGCAATTTTTGTGACAGTTTTGGCAATAAAATTGAAGTAAACGGATTGACAATGCCGATGACAATGGTATAATCCGCTAAACGGAGGTTGCCATGAACTGTATCTATTGCAAAAACTGTGTTGGTATTGATCGGTATGAGTTTTTAACTGAGACTGGACGTAAAATTATTTGTAAAGAGTGTAGCATAGAGGATAGGGCTGTGGGTTTTAATGATTTCCAACATAAAACAGCCCCACAACTGGTGATGGTTCCAAGCAACGCTAAAGAAACTATTCGTATTCTTCATAGAGCAAATCGGAGGGCTAGATAATGGATTTGGAGATTGAGAGTTTATTGTTTAAGCAAGTAGATAAGCCCAAAAACTATCTGATGATTAAAATTATTAATGTTTTTGAAAACCGCTATCGCATTAATATCTATGTTGAAATCGAAGA